ATTCCTTATTGATGCCGTAATCGTTCGCAATTTCCCTATCAGTTATGTTGTGCTCTTTACCGTACTTGATGATTTTCTCACGTATCTCAGCACGTTCTTTCTTCGTGCTCTCGTCTACCGATTCGGTGCTCGCCTTGGAATTGCTTGTGCTCGCAGGTTTTCTCGTCCTTGGTTTCTCGCTATTGAAGTTGTCTTTTTTACTGTCGATATACTTATCTGTGTCCTTATCCCAATAGACATCTGCTCCGATTCCAAGATTCTTACATGCTACTGACAGAGCGTCCGTGCTCGCTTTCTTGTAGCACTCGTCATCGACATAAAGTCCTGCTCGTTCCTTGCTCGCCATCTTTGCACCACCTATGCCGAAGATAGGCTTTGACCATTCGTCTCCGTACTTCACATACAGATTGCCGATTACCGTGGCTACTAATTCTTCGCTGTCGGTAATGTATTCTATTTTTGCCTCTGTTATATCGAAGTACCAACCCTTGCCACACGCTCCAAATTGCTCTGTAAGCACTTTTATACGCCACATAGGGTTAATGTCCGTCATACCCTTTAAGCGACCTGCTTGAATGGGTTTCTGTGCCTCTTTCGGCACTGATCTCACGTTGTTATATAGTTCTAAGTTATCTGCCATTATCTACCTCACTTTCTTCCATCTCAGATTCGATGCTCTCAGATTCATTTCATCGCCATCAATAGGTACTGCTCTGAATACTCTCGTGTCTTTCTTTCCGATGTATGCCGTTGCCACAAGATTGCCCAAAAGAACCCCTGCATAGCATCCATTCTTGTGTAGCAGATGTACCATCATTCCGCTACGAGACTTACTGTATGATGCGAATATCATCTTCTTGGTGTCGGTATTCCATACTCTGCCAAAACTTGATATGAAGTATTTGTTCTCTACTACAGTGCCATACTCAAGTTTCTTCCAGGTCTCTCCGAATATACATGGGATGGTCTTTGGCTCGTCCTTTTTAGCGACTACATTCTTGTCCTTTTTGGCGACTTTCTTCTTGGTTTTCTTCTCACGTTTCTTCTTTGCATCCTCGATGGCTTTCTGATTACTCTGAATCTCATCATCGAGTTTCTTCATCATCTTTTCAGAGCCACCCATAGGCCTGTACCAAATCACAAGTCCGACAGACCAAATCGCAAGTGCGATAAGGACAAGTGCCATTACGATTACGATAGCAATAGTTTCCATTTGTTTACCTCTCTTCCCAGTATTCAGGCTCTTCCCTTGGGTCTGAATCTTCTTCTTGTTCCATACATGTCTTTGCGCTCACTCTCAGAAACGCATTGATCTCGTCATCAAGGAGCACATCTCCATCATCAAAGATGTAACCGTCATCTTCTTTTGTTCTCTCACAGAAATCATCCAAGTAGTTGAGCACGTGGTCTATGTCGAGTGTCTTGTGCCCTATCTCGTAATACTCTTCGCCCTCATTGATGATTCTTCCGCAGTATTCGCATCTCATACAATCACCTCACAATATTCGTCTATCATTGCCGTACTGAACGTCAACGGCTTTTCGTTACCCGGCATCTTGAATACATCTTCATCTGATTCAGTCTGCCATTCATTACCGTTCCAATACATCACGTCAGGGTACTTATCTTTTTCTCTTCCGAATGCTATGGTGTGTTTCCACAGTACGAGATAGTAGCCTTTGTGTGGCGGTGTTCCTTTTTCATACTTGATTTTCAGTGCCATATCTGTTATCCTTTCATTGTGTGAATTTTGTTTACACGTTCCTTTACTGGGAGAGTTCATCGTCTTCGGTGAACTCTTCTTTTAATGCGTTTGCAAGTCCGTCTGCCCCAAGTGTGTCAAGAACCTCTTTCATCGCCCTTGCGAACATCTCTTCTTTATCCACTCCATCCCACTTTGCCTGGAACTCTTTTGACTTCTCGACAATAAATTTGTCTATCTCTTCTTCTGTTGTGTCTCCATCGAGCAGGATTGATCTTCTCAGTTCAAAGACCTTGTTTAATTGTGACTCAAGTGCCTCGAATCCACTTGCTTTAACATCTTCTCTTGTGACCATATTTCTTCTCCTTTTGTTAATCTTCTTTCAGATAATATCTTGCGTAGCGTACACCGTTCCTTACTTCGGGAACTGACTGGATGTTATATCCCATCTTCTTTGCGTCTGAGATTCTCGCTGCGAGTCTCGTTATGCCGAAGATTCTGAACGCATCCATTGATGTAATGCTCCCTTGACTTCTCATGTACGTAATAATTTCTTTTACCTGTGTGTCCATCATTCACCTAAGACTGCTACGAACAGACTTGCGAATAGCCATATTGCTCCACATATCAGACTGCCTATCGCTAAATACCAAATGCTCAGTAGCCAATCTTTAATCCTTTCTTTCCAATTCAATGTCCAAATACTCCTTTACTAATTTGGGGAAAAACTGATAACTGTAGCCTTTCGCACATTTCACCGCAGTACCAAATGGATAGCATCCTTGCTGTAGCCCCAATCTCACTGTCTGCGGATTTACCTTTAAGGCTTTTGCCACCTTTTCCACATTATTCATAGTTAACTCCTAAGTTACTTTCTTGGCAAAAAAAATTGTCGGGTCTTTGATCTCAAGTAGTTCTATCAACTTCTCGCACTCATCGGTGTCGAACTTTCCTTGTTTCATTTTACGATATAAGGTTGTAGTTCCGATACCTAAGTGCTTTGCGACATCTGCCTGAGTAAGCCTATGTTGTGCCATCAGACCACGAAGTCTATCAGTATCTACCATATCTTGCTCACCCCCTCTCGTTAACTCTCAAGTCACCTTTATATTACACCTATTTTGGAACTTGTCAAGTCATTTTTTGTTGATTTCTTATATTTTTTGGTGTAAACTATATTAAGAATTGTTAAGAAAGGATATGGGCATTGAAATGACTAAGGGTGAGAGAATTAAAGACTTGCGAATAAAACACAATATGTCGCAAGAAGATTTAGCCAAGTTTCTTCAAACCACTAAACAAGCCGTATGGAAATACGAGCACAATACAGTTACAAATATCCCTATTGATAAGATAGAGCAGATGGCAGATTTGTTCCATGTAACACCTGAGTTCTTATGTTGTTGGAACATAGGAGCAGGAAGTGTAGCGGAAGATGAACAAGAGTTGCTGTACTATTTTAGATCACTTAATACTGAGGGCAAAGAAAACGTACTATCTTATATGAAGTTCGTTGAAAGCCAAGGGATATATAAAAAATCTGATAAGGCTGTATAGGGGGTGATTACCATAAAGCGTCCAAATGGAACTGGCGGTGTAAGAAAACTAAGTGGCAGAAGAAGAAAGCCATACCAGGCAGTAGTATCTGATGGGTACATTGTACGGAACAATAAATTAGTTCCAAGGCAAGTATCTTTAGGTTGTTATGAGACAAGAAAAGAGGCACTCGCTGCTCTCGGTGAATGGCAAAACGGACTTATACCTGTTGACCTTAGAAATGCCACTGTAAAAGATGCCTACGAGCGTCTAAAATGCGATTTCACGGACTCTATGGCGAAATCTATGCAATCGGTCTATAACCACTATAAAGTCCTTGAAAACGAAAAATTGACAGCCATAAAGACACATACGATAGAGAGTGTGCCTTTACCTAAACTGTCTGCTAAATACCATAGTATGATTAGGATGTTTTGGCATAGGATTTTTATGTGGGGTATCGGTAACGACATCATACAAAAGGACTACTCCGAGTTTATCAAGTTCCATGAGACAAAGGAAAAGCAGACCAAAACTATTCTGATGGGCGATGAGATTGACGAATGTATGACAGTGAAACTCTATCGCATACTATTGTACACAGGTATGAGAATAAACGAACTCCTTACGATGGAGACTTCTCAAGTGTACGAAGAAGATGGAATACTATGCTTTCATATCCTTAATGCCAAGACCGATGCAGGGAGAAGAATAATCCCGGTTCACTCGGCTATCATAAAGGACATTGATCTATCTCATGGGTATGTGATTACCCCTAAGCAATCCTATGTAACTGTAAATAGGGAATTTAAGAGATTCATAGAAGAACATGCACTTTCGCAACATACCTTGCACGATTTCAGGCGGACATTCGCATCTTATGCCAAGTCCTGCGGTATGGATGAGTATTATCGGAAATGCTTGTTAGGTCACACACACGGCAATGTTACTGATGATTACTACACTAAAGCGTTCGTGGAAGATTTGAAAGAACAGATAGAATTAGTCGATTTTTGTAACAAACGGCTTAAATCCTTGTAACAAACGATGTAACATACCTACCGATATTTTAGGGTATTTTGGAGTATTTTCAGAGAGCGAAATGTTGAAATTCCAATGATTTCAAGGGTTGGCGGTTTTGAAGAAAAGAACACTTGACTATTTTACACGCTCTGAAACCCTTGTAATTGCAACGCTTTGAAAAACCGCTGTAACATACGTGACACAAACGGCATGATAACTTTGTGTTCTTGTCCTATTGACAACATTGTTTTTGTAACATACAATTTATTTGTGTCCATATAAATATCCTTTTGTGAAACAGAAAAGAGACCTCGAAATGGGGTCTCTTTTTCTGTACTCTATGATACTGTGATCTCACTTACCTTAGTTATATTTGTCATAATAGATTACTTAGTTTAAGCCGGCGTGATTCGAACAGATTCAAAAGTATACGACCAATCACCATTATAAAATAATGCGCTTGTATCAATCTGCTCAATATTACCAATAGTGTTAATGGCTACTGGTGCTCTAAACTCAAGAACCCTCTCAGCACTATCATCACTATCATTAAAATAGGAAATTCTCATGCAATTAGCACCAGCAAATACTATTCCTTCTGCATCTTTATCACGAACAAAGGCTACAACATCTCTGTTATTTGATAAAGCGTTGAAAATATCATCCACTGGCTCTTCTACTGTAACCGATGGTTCTTCTTCCGATTCTGAATAATCTGCTATAACATGTACAATAAAGGTATCACTTCCACCGCCTGTTTGATTCAGTTTTTCAGCAGTAATTAACTCTCCGTTCTGCCAGTTATAAGACATTTATATCATCTCTCCTTTTTACGCTCTGAAACCGTTGAAATTTCAACGAAACGCTCTATTTTGCGTTCTAAGCGACTTTTTTCAATCTTTTGATATATTATACCTTTTAATCAAGTGCTTTTTTGAGGTATTTCAGCGATTTCTTGCCAAACTTCTTCGGAACACCCATGCCATACTTCTTTTTGAATTTTTTGATGGCTTTCATGGTCTTGTCTCCGAGTATTCCGTCTGCCTCTCCGCAGTCATACCCAAGATAGTTTAAGCACTCTTGTAATTTCTTTACCTCTTTACCCTCGTCACCCTTAGTGAAGTACCCTTTCTTCGGAAGTGTCGGCAGTTCGACTTTGACACCGAGAAAATCACATAATGCCTTTCCAAGTGCAAGCCCATACTTCTCATACTGCTTTAGGAACTTTAGATCATAACGTATCGACCCTGTTTCGAGAATCACGGATGTCATGTTGGTGGCATTCAGTTCATAGAGATTCGTTCTCCTAAATGCACCTTTCCATTTCATGCCCATCTCTTTTGCGATAGACTTTCCTATTTCGGTTGCCATCTTCTCTCCTGCTGCCGATACATAAAGCGGAGCGACACCTGCTGTGGCATATCGGTAATCACAGTGAACGCTCATATAGTAATCAACCTTTTCTCTGTTCGCCCATGCGACACATGCTATCATGTTTTTGTTGTTGTTCTTATCAGCGTCCGTAATTACTTCTACACCGTGGTCTCTGAGATATTTGACAGCGACTTTAGTTATCTTTAACATAAGAGCCGCCTCTATGTAATTTCCGTATGCACAGCCACTATCCCAAATACCGTTAGTCTGCGTTCCGTGACCCACTATCAGTGCTATCTTCTTCTTCATCTTCCCACACCATATTCTTCATTAATTCTGCCTCTTCGTCAGTCAGTTCTTCGATACCGACATCTGAACCTGCCTCTTTGAACTCTTCCAAAACTGCCTGTGCCTGTTGTGCTGCGGTGGTCATGTTGTTGTTCTTCCACCATGCCCAAAGAACCGCAAAGAAAGCAATAACTATTGATGCCACCGCATAAACTTCTTCTTCCGAGAATGGAATAGGATTCATCCCAAGCACTGTGAGAAATGCGTTTACTAATGCGAATGTCTCTGCAATTAACCTTGCGATACCTTTAATACGTTCTGCCATTTTGATAATCACCTACCTCTAAATCTAATTGCTACATACTGAATACCGATGCGTTTATTTTTAGGATGTGTTACGGCTATACTGCCTTTATCCCATCCCTCACGCCTTGCTTGTGCGAGCCTATAGTTGCCCTTGCTCGTCTGTCCTGCGAACATGATGATGTGCCTGTTATTCTTGACTAAGCAATCGCCTTTTTTGAGTGTCGAATACTTTACGTTTCTACCTACTTTCTTGAATATGAATCTGCCTTTATGTTTTTGCTTGAGCCACCACTTGACAGATAATCCGCTATTCTTACATTTCTCAAATAGGTTTGCTCCGTGTACCCACGTTGCCCATACAAATGGATTACAACAATATGTATAATCCCATGCGCTCCCAGGCTTTGCGTGTTTGATACCTGTTACATTCGTATTACAGAAATAACATCCATTGTGATGTGATCTCTTTCCAGTACCGTAGTTGAACTTATTGTTCTTTGCGATAAGGATTGCCCATAGTGCCGCTGCCTCTGCTCCGTAGCCTTTCCAACAAGCATATAGTCTGATAGTCTCGCCATCTTTTGCAAGGTTCTTTACTTCCTCTCCGTTCTTGTACTTTACCTTGCCGAGTTGGAAGTGTTTCATATACACTTTGTCATTTCTCTCAAGAGACCATCCTACGAACTTAAATCCCTTTCTTCTGAATTTGTTCTTCGGAAGTTTGATGGTGTCTCCACGTTCTACCTCAATGGATTTCATTTTGCCGGACGTAGGACTGTTGCCGATAAAGATAATCTTGTACATTACAGTTTCCCCTCTTTGACTAATCTCTCATACTCTTCCCTTACATAACTATTACCATCAAGACCGCCTTTTTCTTTAGGTGCGATATAATGGTCATACCGTTTTTTGACGTGTACTTTCTCCGCCTCGCCAAGGGGGTGTCGCTCTGCCCTTGCGAACTCCATTATCAGAAAGTCCATCGTCTGCTGTCTATCAAGTTGCTTTATATCCCCACCAAGCCACGTTTTTATGTAGTTGGCAAGAACGATAAGTGAACCGATGATTGATACAAGTGTTACCAAAAGTTGCTGAAAATTAGTGATGGTGATGTTTTCCATAGATGTCTCCCCCTTTATTCACCTACTATCTGTGATGCGTATGTGCTCCAACTTGTCTTATATGCGGTTTCACTTTCTGATGGTACATATATCGTGCAATCTGACGGTATGCCATCAAAAGCGTTATCATTTTGAAGTGTTGGCGGTGTTGTCGATTCAAAGTGATACTCTTTCATCCCATAGCATCTTCTAAATGCTTGTGCTCCAATGTCCGTAACGCTGCCTGGTATCGTGAGTGTTGACAATGAATAATCAGCGTAAAATGCACTATCTGCTATAACAGTAACGCTACCTGGAATGATTACTTTCCGTAACGATGGGCAAGACGAGAACCCTGTACTGGATATAATGGTCGCTCCATATAGGATTTCTGCTGATTCAAGCCCTGCACATCCTGAAAACATACTTGACCCAACTATCGGTGTAATGATATGTGAGAGTGAATTGCACCCATTCATATCCGAAGAACCCACAGAAGTCACACTTGTTGGTATCACTATATTTTTTAATGACATGCAAGCACCAACTAAACCACCGTTTAATCTCGTTACGCTCCGTGGTATGCTTATGGATTCCAAAGCATAATCTGTTGCACACAAACCGCCATATAATGTCGCTACCGTATTAGGAAATGTAATGTGCTTGAGTGAGTAACATTTTTCGAGAGCGTTTGCGTTTATTTCTGTAATGCCTGGTGGTATCGTTACGTATTTCATCAACCCCAAGCCTTGCAATCCATAACCGTTTATTGTTACGCTTGAGCCAAATCTTATTGCTTTGACCGCATTTAGATATACAAGGTTATTTGCGAGTGCTGATGCATTTGACCATAAAATTTTTGAACCACCATTACCGTTCCCTGCCATACCATACTGAGTGCTCTCTGTCTCTGCATGTAATGAGATGGTATACTCTCCTGCCCATGCATAACTATGCTGTATATTAACTGCGGTAGTTAGCGATGTGCCTGTTAGGGTGTCAGTATCTCCATCTCCCCAATCTACCGTTACTGTGCCGTTAGGGCATATACTTAGGTAAGGGTCGGTTCTTCCATCTAACAGTTCAATGTCTATTTCGGTGTCGCCACTCTCCGTTACATACATCTGCCCTATATCGCACTTGCCTTGTGCAGTTACTTCTGTCTCTATCTCTGAAAGAGTGTAGTTCCACCCTTGTGATATAAGACCATTATGCTCAGGATTAGGGGGCATATCGCCATTCCATTCGTCTGCATAGTACGAATCTACGATAGTACCGTCATAATCAAAGAAATTGATGTCTTTCAGTTCTTTTGACTGAGGCGAAGATGTACCGCCATAAATCATGTTGTAAATCATAACTACCTCGCTATCAATATATTGACATTAACGGTTACAGGTGTATTCGCTTGGAATGTTAAACTGTCTGTACCTTGTGATATGCATACGACTCCTGCATTTACATAGGTGATTAGATCAGACGGAGCAGGTGTCACTATTACCGAATCGTCAGGCTCAAGACCACTTATCATTACCGCTTGAGTTCCTGTTTCTGTCCACTCATCGGCATCGAGTGTCACTTGTACTTCTTCATGCATGTTGCGTACTTCATTTAGAAGGTCGGTTAGGTCACCCCTGTCTTGCAAGTAGGTGATGCACATATCCCCGTCACTACTAATAACATTGTCACCCTTGTATAGGGTTAGTGGTGTTGGGGTTGTTTGTAGCGGTGTCGGGTTAACTTTATATGCAAGTTGTACTCCGCTTACTCCCGCTTTGAAATCTGCCGCATTGTCAAATCTGTCATCTCTAAACCATATTGAATACGCACCGCCGCTTGCCGTTGAAAACTCGCCGTTGTTTAGATAATCAACTCCTTTTGATACGTGAGCATATGCTGACGAAATAGAGCCGTTAACAGTCCTGTCAACATATAAGAAATCAGTGCTGTAAAATACATTTGTGCTTCCGTATCTCGACCAGTTCATGTTGCCCATATCAGCTATCGCCCACGTTTCTTTTCCGTCCTGTCCCCCTATCACATCCACGTTCCCGCCATATAAATCATTTAGTGGTACGGTGACGGTCTGACCTGTGTATGGTGCGTAGGATGTGGCGGTTGTGCCTAACTCGATTTGTGGCTGTAATGCCTCAACGTCCTCGTTACTTGTGAATTGAGCATTTGACATAAACCACATACACTTCATATACGATGCGTTTGTCGGAGCAGTAAAACTATATGCGTGTGCCGAATAGATGTTTAAAGAATCAATTCGCTCTTTCTCGCTATTGTAATACTGTATATATCTTCCACCAGTCGGATATGATGCTTGTGACCATATGTATGTTTGGCCACCTATTATCGGAACAAAGTCACCCGTTGTTGCGTTAGAATGTGGATACGCTGAAGGAGTATCAAACGCGCCACCTCTAACTGATGATAAGTCCAAAATATTTTTCCCCGTATCTCTTACCCCTACTGATGTATGTGGGGATATAGGGCACTTGTTTTCATATGGTGAGTATGTCGTGACCGTTGATGGATAATTTACCGCTATGTCACGGTTGTATGCCGTTGCTTCTGTCGCAATTTTGAAATACTTCGCATTTGTTGGCGATGTCATCGCTCTATCGACCACTACTATAAAGTGGCTGATATGAACAAATTCGGCATCATACCAATATATGTATGTTCTTGGTGCATTACCTTTAATAATGTAGTATGTCGTGTCACTTTCACATGGGCAGAAATTCTTTGTTCGGATATAAGTGCTTGAAGGGATTGGCGTTCCATCCGTTCCGCTCAAATCTCCGCTTTCCCATTCCTCAATACACTTATTTATTCCCCCACCGCCTATCCACGGCTTGTCGTATCCGTGTAAGTCTTGTATCGGTGTCAGTTCTACATTAAGGCTCTTTACCTCACCGTCAGCATCGTCTATTGTTATAGGGTTGCCACAAGTTGTTTTATATAACTGGTCTACGTTATCAAGTTTCTCTTTATCTTCGGCACTCATAAGACCTGCCGACTCCTGCGTAGCAAGGGTGTCGGGTATCTTGACTGTAAAATCATCTATGTCTATTACATGACCCTTGGCATCTACATGTGTATAAAGCGTTTTGAATGTGCCACCGAAAGCAGGTGTCCTATTTGTTTGGTCTCCATACTGCCCCTCAGTTACTCCACTGTTTTGATGTGAGATTTGTGAGCCATTTACAGATATAGGAGCGACACCCTCATAGGCATCAATCAAATCTTCCATATTAAGGAATGAGTAACTGACATTCTCACCATCTGTTAAAGCAAGTACAAGTACAGGCTTTCCATCAAGGTTAGGATTGATACTTCCAGGATATGTCGTTGAACTCCATGCGAATGGGTTTGCGAATACTGTCTTATTAAGGTCAAGGAACTGGTCGGCAGGAATCTGTGCGATTCTTTCATCAAGCCACTGTTTTAAGACATTCGCTGCCCACGCTCTCGCCTCGGTGTCAGTGCCATTTCGTAATTGATCTATTTCTCCTACAGGTACGTGAATGGTCATTGTATCGCCATCTCGTGTTATCTGTATTGCACCTGTTCCCGACACACTGACTCTATCTTCCGTGCCATCACCTCTACCAAGTATGATGTCTACAAGAGAGCCTAAAACAGCCGAGCCAACTACCGCAC